ATTCATGTTAACTATTGCTTCTAAATAATCCATATTATTTTTTTTTTCCTTGACGATTGTATGGTTTATAATCTCTTTTTTCTGATTTTGATAATGATTTTTTGTGACGACCTGGCCGTTTACGTGGCTTTGGTCTAGGTACAAAGTGTTTAAATGTTCTCTTGGCCATGTTGTTTTATGTACGCTTTATCACTTTCAGTTAGTTTTAAATATCTTATACTACCATTTACATGTTGCCTGGTGTCTGCTCCACAATTTGTGCATCTATAAAAATCAGTTACAATTGCAACTAAGATAGAATCCTCTTCACACTCTTCACAATGTCCGTGTACAGTATCTATATTAGCGAATGCTTTATTTATAATAATCTTTTTGTTCATAATTTTATATTATTTTTTTAATAAAATATTACAAGTTAATCTCATCCATCCAGGCATTTTTTCTGCTGGAGGCTCACCCATATGATATTCATTTGAATTAAAAATTACAGCACTTCCAGGCTTAAAATCAAATTTTTTACCATCAACATAGAATGAACCTTTCCATTCAGGTAACCAAATAGGTGTTAAAAATAAGACCACAGAAACTATACTACTATCTTCAGTATCAGTGTGTAACCAATGTTGG